ATGAGGTTTTCCTAGGATGAACAGTCCGTCTATAGTTCTGGCGGATCCAATACAAGAACTAACACCATATTTATTTTTATTGTATTTTCATTATTTCATTTAATTTATTCAATTTTAGTCATAATATATGCCACCAAAACAGAAGCAACAAAAGAAGAAGAAGTCTTCAAAACCAATAGTAAAGTTAGCCAAATAGATGACCAAAACACACATTAATCCAACCATTTTAGGATCAGCCCTCCGTTCATTGGGTGGTCTAGCTGGTGGTCTTGTGGGTCAATCCTCCATCGGATCTTCATTGGGGGGTGAACTATCGAAATGGTTGGGATCAGGAGATTATGATCTCGCATCTAATTCCATAGTAGAGAAGTTCGCATCTACGGGGCAAGTTCCTGCCATGCACAAGCAAGGTCAATCCGTTATAGTCCGTCATAAGGAGTATATTTGTGATATTACCTCAGCTGCTAATGGTCCCCCGTCCGCGTTTGCAATATACAACACATTCCCCCTCAATCCTGGTATGTCCGTAACCTTTCCTTGGCTCTCTGGTATCGCTCAACAATACCAAGAGTATACATTTAAGGGATTGGTTTTCCATTTTAGGTCTACCAGTGGGGAGTCTGTTGCTGCAACGAATACGGCTCTTGGTACTGTGATGCTCGCGACACAGTACAAATCGACAGCTCCCGCTTTCACCTCCAAAGTCCAGCTCTTGAATGAATATTTTTCTTCTGATGGTAAACCATCAGAAGATTTTTGTCATCCGATTGAATGTGACCCGAAAGAGAATCCTTTTAACGTCCAATACGTTAGAGGAGCTGCCGTTCCAACAGGAGAAGATGTGAAGACATACGACCTAGGTTTATTGTCAGTTGCCACAGAGGGTATGCCGAATTCGTCGGGTACTGATGTGGGTGAGCTGTGGGTGTCATATGAGGTTGAGTTGCGAAAGCCACTTTTGGCAGAACTCATCCAAGATTATTCACCGTTTTGGTCTGGCCATACTGGCACTGGAGTATCTGCGGCACACCCACTTGGCACAACAGCCTCTTGGGTGGGTTATCCGTCCACAGCTACTTTTACCCCCATTTTCTCAGCGACAGGATTAACTATCACATTCCCTTTGGGGCTTACGGGTACGTTTTTCTTTTCTGTGGCCTGGTCTAATTGTACGGCATTTGTTGTGCCAGCAATTACTCCCACAACTGGGTGCACACTGGTATCATCTTTTTATATCGGTGGTGCGTATTCGAATTTTGCGTCGACCGCATATTCGGTAGGAACTGGGGCTGCTACTACGGCATTTGCTATCAATATTGCAGATGCTAACATACAAGCAGTGCTTACATTTGGTACGGGTGGTACTATGACTGGTGTCACTTATTGTGATCTCCATATTGCACAAGTTAATGCACTTTTCGTGTAATGAAAATTTTTAGGGCAACGATTATAGAGTCTGGAAACCGATGGGGAATTCAGGTCTTTATGGTATGGGTATTTACGACCCCACCCTTGTGAAACGTACCGGTGAGAGAGGTAGAAGTCAGGCTATGCGAGGCCCGGACCTGCACTATGGGAATGTAGTGTCACAATTTCACCGTTAGGGCGTGTATTTGGTATTAGCCACACGACGAAAGCTATATAGAAGAACTTTGTAATTCCCTTTATAGCAACAAAAACATTATAAAAATAAAATCCAAAAAGAGTTGAGCATTTTCTTAGGAGCCGTACGAGTGTAGTCATAAATGGAGTGGTGTCCATCGATTTGATACAAGGTGCTTGCTTCCAATCCATGTCGTCGTCTTAATAGAGCGTATGTAAATTGGTTAGTCCCGGGATTATTTTCGAGTTATGAAGTCGTGAGTTAGACTTTGAGTAATTCAGGACCATTTTCGGTGTGACAACCGGATTTGGTGTTCCAGTCCGCATCTTGCGTTACGGAAACAGAAGAGCTATCTGTGTACAATGGGTATAGCTTGAACTTGAATTGGAGGCCGTCAGAGATCTCC